GTCAGGAAGCGGAAATGCTGGCGCTGGCGCCCAAGGCGCCGTTCATCGGCTACGGCGGGCAGTTTGAAGGGTATGAGAACCAGTGGAAGACGGCCAACGTCAACAACTGGCCGTATTTGGAGGTCAACCCGGATGTAACGGACGGTCAGGGGTCGGTATTGCCACTGCCGCAGCGCGCGCAGCCGCCGCTGGCGCAGACTGGTCTGATTCAGGCCAAGATGGGCGCGTCCGACGACATCAAATCGACCACCGGGCAATATGATTCAAGCCTGGGCGCGACCAGCAACGAGCGGTCGGGCCGGGCGATTCTGGCGCGAGAGAAGCAGGGCGACACCGGGACGTACCACTATGTGGACAATCTGGCGCGTGCCGTGCGGCATATTACCCGTCAGATTGTGGACTTGGTGCCGAAAATCTACGATACGCAGCGGATAGCGCGGATTGTCGGGCTGGACGGCGACGCGAAGGCGGTGAAGATCGACCCAACGCAGCCGGAGCCGGTGCGGAAGGTGGAAGATGACATGGGGAACGTAATCGAGAAGATTTACAACCCCGGCGTCGGCAAATACGACGTGTGCGTCACCACTGGCCCGAGCTACATGACCAAGCGTCAGGAAGCGATGGACGCGATGAGCCAGATTTTGCAGGGCAACCCGCAGCTTTGGGCCATTGCAGGCGACCTTTTCGTCAAGAATATGGACTGGCCGGGCGCGCAGGAGATGGCGGCGCGGTTTGCGAAGACAATCGACCCGAAACTGCTGTCGGATGACGACAAAACGCCGGCTTTGATGCAGGCAGAGCAGCAGATGGCGGCGATGGGTCAGGAAATGGAGCAAATGCACCAGATGTTGCAGAGCGTGGCGCAGTCGATGGAGGTGCAGGAGCTTAACATCAAGCGTTATGACGCCGAAACGAAGCGGATTTCGGCGACGATGGCCGGGATGACGCCAGATCAGGTGCAAGACGTCGTGCTGGGCACCATCCACGGCATGATGGAGTCCGGCGACCTTGCGTCGCCAGCCGGCGGGATGCCCGAGATGCCGCCGCAAGAACTTCCGGGTGAGATGCCGATGCAGGAGCCGATGCAATGAAGTGCGCCGAATTAGTAGGAATGCTGTTTTTGGCCCGCGACGTGACGCACAGCGTGCATCTGAACACTCGCAGCTACGCCAAGCACAAGGCGTTGCAGGAGTTCTACGAAGGCATCATTGATCTGGCAGACGGGTTCGCCGAGGCGTACCAGGGCCGGCACGGTCTGATCGGGCCGATTTCGTTGCAGGGCGCGAAGAAGACCAGCAACGTGGTTGAGTTTCTGGAAGACCAGCTGGAAGCCATCGAGTCCATGCGCTACGAGGTGTGCCCGAAGACGGACACGCCGTTGCAGAACCTGATTGACGGGATTATTGAACTTTACCTGTCAACCCTCTACAAGCTGAGGTTCCTCTCATGATTAAAGACGTCACAAGCACTTTTGCTTACCAGCAAATATCAATCCCAGCGGCTAGCACTGCGCTGACCATTCCGACGCGCAACACCCTAGGTATGGCAAGCACCCCGACTTTGGCCGTCATTCAATGTGAAACTACTGCCGTGCGGTGGCGCGATGACGGCGTGGCGCCTACTGCTACAGTGGGTATGCGACTTGAGCCCAGTGGGATTTTGATGTACGACGGCGACCTGACCCGCCTCCGGTTTATTCAAGTTGGCGGCGGTAGCATTCTTAACGTGAGTTACTACAAATGAACTTACTTCCTGTACCCACACTCATAAACCAAATCAACATTGTAGCCGGCGGGGCCACCGCCGAAGACGCCGCGACCACATCAAACCCGATCATCTCAGGCGGCGTAGTCCGCGCGGCAGCTACCCCGCCGATTACGTTCGCGGCGGGCGACGCGGTGCGCCTGACCATGACCGCCAGCGGTTTGCAGGCCGTGATGCCGTTTACCACGCCAGAAGCCGGCTGGAACTACGCCGCCGCCGCGTCGGGCATTGTGAACACCACCACGGCGGTGACCGTCAGGGCTGCGGCCGGCGCTTCGCTCCGCAACTACATCACCAACATTCAGGTGATGGCGGAAGCGTTGGGCGCGGCGACCGAACTGGTCATCCGCGACGGCGCGGCAGGCACGGTCATCTGGCGCACCAAGATCCCGACCGGCGGTTTGCCGACCATGAGCATTGACTTCAACGTGCCGCTAAAAAGCACGGCCAACACGCTGCTGGAAGTCGCGACGCTGACTGCCTCCGTCACGGGTGCCGTTTACGTCAACTTGCAGGGCTTTGTATCGCCGTGATATGTTTGAAGTACCGTACCGGCGAGGTTCACCGGGGGCTTTTTGGAGCCAGATATGTCTGATGAGTTGTTAGCGGACACCTCCGCGCCAGAGCAGGTCGCCACGGCGGCGCCTGAGACTGAAGTTTCGACGCCGGAAGCTGAAGCGCCCAAGACCTTCACACAGGAAGAACTTGACGCGATTGTCAGCAAGAGGCTCGCGAGAGAGCAGCGTAAGTGGGAGCGTCAGCAGCAGCAGGTTGTAAAGGCGCCTGTTGAGCTACCGCCGGCAGATCAGTTTGAGAGCGTTGAGGCGTATGCCGATGCGTTAGCCGCCCGCAAGGCGGAAGAACTGATTCGGGCGCGGGAAGCCAGCGCCAAACAGGCTGAAATGCTGGAGGCTTATCACGACCGTGAGGAGGAAGCCAGGGCGAAGTATGATGACTTTGAACAGGTCGCGTACAACCCGAACCTTCCGATTACGAACGTGATGGCCGAAACGATTCAGGCGTCTGATATTGGGCCGGACTTGGCCTACTATCTGGGGGCGAACCCCAAAGAGGCAGATCGTATCTCCCGGTTGTCGCCGTTCTTGCAGGCCAAAGAGATTGGGCGGCTGGAGGTCAAATTGACCACCGAGCCGATGACGAAACAGGTGTCCAAAGCGCCAGAGCCTATTTCGCCTGTCAAGCCCCGAGGGGCTACGACGCCTGTAATAGACACCACAGATCCGCGCTCTATCAAGAGCATGTCGGTCAGTGAGTGGATCGAAGCCGAGCGGCAGCGGCAGATAAAGAAGGCCGAGGCAAAGTACCGCTAACTAGGAGCCCATCATGGCTAACTCATTGCTTACGATTGACATGATCACCCGTAAGAGTCTCGAAATCCTCGAGAACAATCTGGTGATCACCCGGAACTGCAACCGGCAGTACGATGACAGCTTTGCTGTCGAAGGGGCCAAAATTGGCTCCACTCTCCGCATCCGTCTGCCCGACCGCGCGCTGGTGACCGACGGTGCCGCCCTTCAGGTGCAGGACGACAACGAGCAGTACACCACGCTCACCGTCGCCAGCCAGAAGCATATCGGCATCAACTTCACCTCCGCCGAACTGACCATGCAGCTGGACGACTTCGCAGAGCGCGTGCTGAAGCCGCGTATCAGCCAGTTGGCCTCCAGCGTGGACGCCGACGTGGCGAACGCCTACAAGAGCATCTATAGCTCGGTCGGCACCCCTGGCACCACCCCGGCGACTTCGCTGGTGCTGTTGCAGGGTCAGCAGAAGCTGAACGAGTACGCCGCGCCGATGTCGCCGCGCTATGCCACCGTCAACCCGGCGGCTAACGCTGGCTTGGTCGAAGGCATGAAGGGTTTGCTGAATCCGACCAGCACCATCAGCCGTCAGTTCAAGAACGGCATGATGGGCGAAGGCGTACTGGGCTATGACGAGATCAACATGTCTCAGTCGATTGTCCAGCACACCACCGGCACCCGCGACGCGACCGCCACCACCACCGTGGGTGCGACCATCAGCACGCAGGGCGCTTCAACCATCACGCTGTCGCAGGGCGCGGTGACGACCACGATCAAGGCCGGTGACGTGTTCACCATCGCCAACGTCAACTCGGTCAACCCGCAGACCCGCCAGTCCACTGGCTCGCTCCAGCAGTTCGTGGCGACCGCCGATGCGACCGCTGTGGCTGGTACTTGGACGGTGTCGGTCAGCCCGCCGATGTACACCAGCACCAACGCGCTGGCGACCATCGATGCGTTCCCGCAGTCTGGCGCGGCGGTCACCTTCGTCGGTGCGGCCTCGACCCAGTACCCGCAGAACCTGGTGTACCACAAGGACGCAATCACGCTGGCTACTGCCGACCTTCTGCTCCCGCAGGGTGTTGATATGGCCTCCCGGCAGGTGCATAACGGCATCAGCCTGCGTATCGTCCGTCAGTACGACATCAACAACGACCGTATGCCTTGCCGCGTAGACGTCCTGTATGGCTATTCAGTCATCCGGGCGCCGATGGCCTGCCGCATCTGGGGCTAAGGAGAACACATCATGGCATTTCCTACTACGGGTAACGGCTATCAGGTCACCGACGGCAACACCAACGAAATCCAGCTGATCCTTCAGGGCGCGCCCGCCGCAGTTTCTGCGGCTGGTACGCTGACGGCGGCTCAGCTGCTGACCGGGCTGATTGTCGCCAGCGGCACGCCGGGCACGCAGACGCTGCCGACGGTGGCTCTGATGGAAACCGCGTTGATTAACGTGAAGCCGGACAGCGGGTTTGACTTCAACCTGATCAACACGGCCGGCACTACCGCCACCGTGGCGGCTGGCACGGGCTGGACGATTGTGGGCACAGCTACGGCTGCCACCAACACGTCTGCTGCATTCCGCGCTCGCAAAACCGGCGACGGTGCTTGGACGCTGTACCGACTCGTTTAATGGGCAGGGTGGTATGAACGTCAAGCTCTACCACCCCGTTCACGGCACCAAGGTGGCTACCTTGGAGGCCGAGGTCGAGGCCGACTTGCAGAACGGATGGGTGCGAGGCCCAGAAGACCTCGCACCCGTCAACCAGTTGAAACGTCAGCGGCGGCAAGGCGCAGAAGCCCGCTGTTAGGAGTCTTCGCCGTGCAGAGATACGTTAATTTCATCGCAACCACCACGGCAACCAACTCGACGCTTCGGGTTCTTGATGCTGCGACTTGCACGGTATATGTGTCCGGCACAACGACGCTAGCTACGCTGTACTCAGACAACGGGGCTTCGCCGTTGGCTAACCCTTTTCTATCGTCTTCAACCGGCCAGGTGTCGTTCTACGCAGCTAACGGGTTGTACGACCTTGTAGTGACCAAGACCGGCTATGAGACGGTCGCCATCAGCGCCATTGAGCTAGATGATCTCTTAGCTTCTTCCGGTAGCGGCAGTGTTGGTTACCTTCCCGCTGGCACAGGCGCAGTCGCAACAACCGTCCAAGCTAAACTGCGTGAATCTGTCAGCGTTAAAGACTTTGGCGCGGTTGGGGATGGGGTGACGGATGATACGGCAGCCGTAACGGCGGCCAGCGCGTACTCTAAAACGTATGTACCTGCGGGAACATACGACACTACGTTTGTAAACTACACGACAGTGCAAGGTTCTTGGTGGGGCTCTGGACAAATACTGGATGCATCAAACCGCAAACTTGCGCCGTGGTACGCCAACGCAAACGCAGCGCCATCCAGCACGGGCAACTCCAACAGCCTGCTGACCGCGTTCAATGGCGACCTTAGCCGTTGCCAATTTCCCGTTGGGCATTACATCCAAGGCGCGACGACGCTGACACAGCCGACAACCGGTTATGCCTACGTCAACGAGGTTTACCCACACTTCACCTACCTGCACAACGCCAGCGGCTGGAACCAGTCGACGACCGGCAACACTGGTCGCACGGGGGCGTGCGCCTACCGGACTAAAGTGGACAACTACGGTCAGGGCGATTGCGTTGCTTACAACGCGACGGCATTTGTTACTGGCACTCGCTCAGGCAGTACCAATTTTTTAGCCAACCCGGCGGCCTCGTTGTTTAACGGGGACATGACTGCGGGCGCGGACGGCGTCTACCTCAACCCATACGAGACGTATCTAACCGATTCTGGATACGACGCCGCGGCCGTTGGTTTAGTAAACAATTTCAACCGCACCAACGCCACCGGGGCGAAGTCCGTTATTTGGAACGGATACCGAGCGCAAAGCGTCGGCTCGGCAACGTGCGATGCATTGGTGTCTGGCACTGGCAAATGGGTCACCGGCCTAGATTTTGCGATGGGGGGTCTTGATTTTGGGGCGACTAAAGGCGCAATCAGCCTCAAAGCAAACGACCGAATTTATTTCAACAGCACCGCCGCTGCATCTGGCAGTCTGAATGCGGATTTCAGAACTACAACGTTCGGTGCGTCTTACATGACCTTCGACAGTTCGTCGGGGGATCTGCAATTTGTAAACAGCAGCGGAACTCAGTTCACGGTCGGCGGCACTGCCTCCGCTGTAAATTATTTCAGGGCGATCGGTGGCGCAACGGGTGGTCAAGTTCAATTTCGCGCGATTGGATCGGATACAAACATCAGCGCCGGATATTTGACCAAGGGCAACGGCTTTCATTTTTTCTACTCAAACACCGGCTCGGCAGTTCAATTCTCAATCAACGGCAACCAAACAAGCGCCGTCAATTATTTTCAGGCGCAAGGGTTTGGGGCGGGAACTGGGCCGTCGCTCTCAGCAGTTGGCTCCGACACGAACATCGACGCCCGCATTGTTGCCAAAGGTACTGGCGTCGTGGATCTAGGCACTCCTACCGCAGGAACGGCCGGCGCGGCATCTGGCTACATGACCATCAAGGTGTCGGGAACTTCGTACAAAGTGCAACTTTTTGCCCTCTGATAAAGGTCGCAAAATGGAAAACCAATATCTGATCCAAGAGTCGTTGTTGCAGGCCATTCACGACTACCTGCTGTCGCAACCGATGCGGCAGGTCGAAGGGCTGGTCGGCGCGCTGCGCAACGTCCAGAAGCACGACGAGGAAAAGCCTGATGACGTATCAACTGCTAGCTGATTGCATCCGGTCTGGCCAATTGTCCGCAACGCAGGTTGCTGACCTTATGAGCGACGACGCATTTCTTGCATGGTTTAAGCGGCGTTATGTCTGAGTTCCAGCATTTGCTGATTGCCCTTGTCGTGCAGGCTGTAGTCGGCTTGGCAACCGGCAACGTGTGGGATGTGCATTCGTGGTTTTGGAACCTGACGCTGCCCGTATTAGCCGTGCTCGTCGTTGGCGTTATTGGGAGTGAACGCGCATGACCATCATTGTTCCATCGGTTTTGTTTGCCGGCGAAACCACGGCAGGGGAGCAGATTAACGGTGCGCTCCGACTGATTGGGCAGCTTGCGGAAGGCGAGACGCCGTCGGCGGCCACGTCGCAGGACGCGTTGGCCGCGCTGAATCAGATGATTGACTCGTGGAACACCGAGCGGCTCAGTATCTTTTCCACGCAAGACCAGGTGTTCACTTGGCCTGCCAACGCCATCAGCCGCACGCTGGGGCCGTCCGGTGATTTTGAGGGCAACCGGCCCATCCAGCTTGATGACTCAACGTACTTTCGCGACGCGACGACCGGCATTTCGTTCGGCATCAAACAGATCAACCAGCAGCAGTACGATGGCATTGCGGTCAAGACGGTCACCAGCACCTACCCGCAAATCATCTGGCTGAACATGACTTACCCCGACATCGAGATGTACGTCTACCCGGTGCCGACACGGGCGCTGGAGTGGCACTTCATTTCGGTGGAAGAACTGATCCAGCCGGCGACGCTGGTCACGCCGTTGCTGTTCCCGCCGGGCTACCTGCGGGCGTTCAAATACAGTCTGGCCTGCGAAATCGCCCCGGAGTTCGGCGTAGAGCCGTCGCCGACCGTCAAGCGCATCGCAATGACCAGCAAGCGCAACCTGAAGCGCATCAACAACCCCGGCGACATCATGGGGCTGCCGTACAGCATTGTGGGCACCAGGCAAAGGTTTAACGTCTTTAGTGGGAATTACTAATCATGTTTAATAATTATCGTAGCGGCTATGCTTCCCAGCAATAAAGCCTTTGACGCCCTTAACGGCACGCAGAAGCCCCTGGCTTTTGTATGCGTCTATTGCGTGCTGCAAGTTTTGCTGATGTGTCACCAGCTCCAAGTTTTCAAGACGATTGTCCGCGCGGTCAAGGTTCTTGTGGTTAACCTCAAGTCGATTAGTAATAGGCCCTACAAAAGTTTCCCACACCAATCTGTGTACAACGCGGCGCGTTGCTTTTCCGTTGCGGCAAAGGTCTACATGCAGGTAGCCTTTAATCGGGCGCGGCCTAAGCAAACGGTGGCCTTCGTCGCCGACCCATATAACTCCGCGTTTGATGTTGCTGGCCGTAGCCACGCTAGCGCCCAAAAAGTCGGCCACTTCGCGAAGCAACGCACCTTCCTCAAGCATACGTTTAGCTTCGGCTACATTAACGCCGTTCAATCGTTTGCCTCTTGCAATTCGGCGCACGTTCCCAAAATCGCTGACTTCGTACAAATCTTCAAACTCCGGCACTGGCTTCCACGTTTCCATGCGCTGCTCCTATTTAATGAGAATAGGAGTGTAACATGAAATCGCCCATTTTGGGCCAAGCTTATGTAGCCCGCAGCGTCAACGCTGTGGACAACCGCATGGTCAACCTGTACCCCGAGGCGACACCGGAGAACGGCAAGACCGCCGGCTTTCTCATCCGCGCGCCGGGCCTGCGGCTGTTGGCGACGCTAGGCGGCGGGCCGGTGCGCGGGCTGTGGCAGTTCGGGGCGTATGGCTACGCGGTGTCCGGCAACACGCTGTACCGGGTGGACGCGGCGTGGACGGCGACGGTGCTGGGCACGGTGTCGGGCAGTGGGCCGGTCAGCATGTCCGACAACGGCACGCAGTTGTTCGTAGCGTGCAACCCGCGCAGCTACATCTACAACGCCAGCACCGGAGCGTTTGCCGAGATTTCCGACACTGACTTCCCGGGCGCGGTAACGGTGGGGTATCTGGACGGGTATTTCGTGTTCAACGAGCCCAACTCGCAGCGGGTGTGGGTGACGAGTCTGCTGGACGGTACGTCGGTAGATCCGTTGGATTTCGCCAGCGCAGAAGGCGCTACCGACGGTCTGGTGGCGCTCATCATCGACCACCGTGAGGCATGGCTGTTTGGCACCAATTCGGTCGAGGTCTGGTATGACTCCGGCGCGGCGGCGTTCCCGCTGGAGCGCATACAGGGCGCCTTCAACGAGCTTGGCTGCGCGGCCCCGTATTCGGTAGCAAAAATGGACAACGGGCTGTTCTGGCTGGGCTCCGACGCCCGTGGCAACGGCATGGTCTATCGGGCGAACGGCTACCGGGGTGAGCGGATCAGCACGCACGCCGTGGAGTACGCCATCCAGAGCTACGCGACCATCTCCGACGCCGTCGGGTACACCTACCAGCAGGACGGGCATTCGTTCTATGTGCTGTCGTTCCCGACTGGCAACGCGACTTGGGCGTATGACGTAGCGACGGGCGGTTGGCACGAACGTGCCAGGTTCGAGAACGGTCAGTTCTACCGCCATGCGTCGAATTGCCAGATGAACTACAACGGCGAGATCGTGGTGGGCGACAGCGGCAACGGCAACCTGTATGCCTACGACCTAGACGTGTACGCCGACAACGGCAACCCGCAAAAGTGGCTGCGGTCGTGGCGGGCGCTGGCGTCAGATCAGAACAATCTGAAGCGCACCGCTCATCATTCGTTGCAGCTAGACTGCGAGACGGGCGTTGGGCTGGCGACCGGCCAAGGGTCGAACCCGCAAGTTATGCTGCGCTGGTCGGACGATGGCGGGCACACCTGGTCAAACGAACATTGGACGTCGATGGGCGCGATTGGGTCGTTCGGCACGCGAGCCATCTGGCGGCGGCTGGGGATGACTGAAAAGATTCGTGACCGGGTGTACGAAGTGTCTGGCACAGATCCGGTCAAGATCGCCATCACAGGCGCGGAACTGCTGGTGTCCCCGACCAATGCCTAACACCACGCAAATACCCCCGCCGCGCGTCCCGCTGCTTGACCTCAAGACCGGGCTTATCTCGCGCGAGTGGTATCGCTATCTGTTCAACCAGTACGAACTGCTGGCGCAGGTCATCGGCGTGACTGGCGTCGTCATCCAATCGCCGGCCAAAACGTCCGACGTGACACTGAACAACCTGAGCGGGCAGATTGTGATGGACTCCAACCCGCTGGCGGCCAGCGCGTCGGCGACGTTCACCCTGACCAACAGCTACATCGCAGCTGGCGACACGGTAGTCGTTACGATGGGGCCGGGCGGCACGCTGGACGCCTACACGGTCGCAGTGCGGTCGGTGGCGGATGGGGCGGCGCGGATACAAGTGACTAATGTCTCGGCGGGGTCGCTATCAGAATCGCCCGTGGTAAACTTCGCGGTAATCAAGGCCGTGACCTTATAAGGAGCCCCGCGTGGCAATTCTCAGCCCCCTGCCGAAAATGCAGTTCTTCTCCACCGCCGGCGCTCCGTTGGTTGGCGGCAAGCTCTACACCTACGCGGCCGGCACCACAACCCCGCTGGCGACGTACACGACGCAGGCCGGGACGATTGCCAACACCAATCCGATCATCCTCGACTCTCGCGGCGAGGCTGGCGTGTGGCTGGCCTCGGCGGCGTACAAGCTGAAGTTGACTACGCCAGATGATGTCGAAATCTGGACGGTGGACAACGTCAGCAGCGCCGAGACGTTCGGCGCGTCGCAGCTACTGACCAGCGTTTTGGGATCGGACACCATCACCGCTACGGTAACGTCGCCCAACTTCACGGCCTATGCCGCCGGGCAGATGTTCTCTTTTGTGGCGGCGGGCTCTAACGTTACGTCCTCAGTCACGCTGAACTTGAACGGGTTAGGGGCGAAGGCGTTAACCAAACAGGGCACCAACCCGCTGTCGGCCGGCGACATTCAGGCGGGGCAAATCGTGCTGGTTGAGTACGACGGCACTCGGTTCCAGTTCGTCAACTACTCCTATGTTCCGGTGGGCACCGGACTGGCGCAGAACAACAACCGCGTCATCAACGGCGGGATGATGGTAGATCAGCGCAATGCCGGCGCGGCGATTACCGGAACCAGCTCGTCATTCATCTGCGACCGCTGGCAGTATTACTTCACCGCCCCCGCCGCGCCTGCGCTGGTGGCGAGCATTCAGCGGTCTACCGCTTCGCCGCCGTCGCCGGTAGCGGCAAAATATTCGTCGTTGTGGAACTGCACAACCGCGCACCCTACGGTAGCAATTGGCGATTTGGCGTACATTTCGCAGAGGGTGGAAGGCTACAACATCACCGACTTGATTGGGCAGACGTTCACGCTGTCCTTTTGGGTGCGGTCGGCCAAGATTGGCACGCATTGCGTAGCGTTCATCAATGATCCGGTCACGCATTCTTACGTCGCGACGTACACAATCAACGCCGCCAACGCATGGGAATACAAGACTATCACCATCACCAACGGGCTACCCAGCACCATATCGTGGAACATCACTAGCGGTATAGGGGTTTATCTCTGTTGGGCGCTTATGGCCGGCGCGACTTACCAGACTACGGCCGGCGCTTGGAACGCTGGAAACTTCATCGCCACCAACGCGCAGGTCAACCTTGGCGACACAGCGGGCAATCTGTTTGCCATCACGGCGGTGCAGTTGCTCCCCGGCGCGTCAACGCCGACGTTTGAGAACAGGCAGTTGCAAGAAGAAATTATGCTGTGCCAGCGGTACTACCAATCAACGACCGCCAACTCCCCCAGTCGGCAGTATTTGACGAACGCCGCGATCGCAACCTCCCGCGTTAACGCCGGGTTTCTGTTTCCCGTACCTATGCGAGTTGCCCCTACCGTCACCATATACGCCGGCACCACGACTACGGCCGGCGCAGTAGCCGCGTATAACGCGGCCAGCGTTGCCATCGGTACGGGGTATGCGCCCGTCGCGACGTATCCCGGCGGATACGCATATCTTGATGGCAGCGTATCGCTGACGGCGGGTAGCTACTACTCTTGGACGCACACAGCGGATGCAGAGCTATGACATACCAGAAACGCGAGAATGGTGTGCTGCGGTCGGACGGCGCGTTCATTCCGGACGACCCGGACAACCGCGACTGGCAGGAATACCTGCGGTGGCTAGCCGAGGGTAACGAGCCGTCGTGAGCACCTACCGCCGGCCAAAGAAAGGGGATGTCCGCGTCTTCAACGGCGTGAAGGTTCGCTTTGGCATGTCCGGCGGGTTTCATCACGATGAGGACGTCAAGCGGTTTGCGACGTCCGAGGGCGCAGGGCTGTGGGCTCGCGGGATCGACCCAAGCTCGCCCACTGTCGAGCAGGACACGATTGCCTGGTTGAAGCGATACAGCGCCAACCCGAACAACCGCAAAGGCCAGCCGGGCTACAACCGGGCGTTCAGCGAGGCAGAGTACGGCCGCGACGACGCCCGTCAGCCCGGCCTGCGGACGCTGATGGCGCAGAACCCCGGCGTGCCGGTGCATAAGCTGTTCGACATGACGGCGCGGAACTACCAGGCGCAAAACGCCCTGCCGCCGCGCGATTTCGACATCATGACGATATTGGATCCCATCATCACCGTCGGGCTGGGGTTCATCAACCCGGCGCTGTCCGCCGCCTACGCCGGCGGCCGGACGGCCGGCGACGGTGGTGATTTCGGCGACATCTTCTTAAGCGCGGCCGGCGGGTATCTGGGCGGCATGAGCGGCGCGAACATTGCGTCTGGCGTTAACGCCGCCGGCGGCTGGGCGAACTACGCGAGGAACCTTGGGTCGTCGATCATGAACGCCCCTAGCAACGCGCTGAATTATCTGAAGTACGGCCCGGAGATGGGCAGCGCGGAGTTTGCCAGTTATTTCCCCGGCGGGGCGGCGGAATCTACGCTGACCAACCTCAACACCGCGTCGCTGTTCCCGCAAGCGTTCCAGAACTCAGCGGTCGCGGGGCGGCTGCCGGGCGGCGTCGCAGGGATGTCGAATGCCGCTCGCGCGGCGGGTACAATAGGCGCAATGAACAATCCCGGCCGCGCTGCGGTCGGTAGCACAGCGGGCGCAGGCCCGGGAGGCAATAACATGGGTTGGTTTTCGGATGTAATGCAGGACTGGGGCATATCCAAGGGCGATTTGCTTCGCGCGGGCATCGACATCGCCTCCGGTATGCGGAACGCCAACGCCGTCGAGAACGCCGCCAAGATGCAGACCAACGCCGCGCAGAACGCGGCGAACATCGGCTCGCAGACCGCCAACCAGCAGATGGACTTGGCCCGCGACATCTTCGCCCAGCAAACCGCGCTGAACGAACCGTTCCGCCAGGGCGGCATTAATGCGCTGAACCGGATGCAGGACTTGCTGGGGCTCAGCAGCAACCGGCAGGCGCCCGGGTATGGGTCGCTGTCGCGCAATTTCTCGTTGTCTGATTTTCAAGCAGATCCGGGATATGGCTTCCGCATGTCGGAGGGCATGAAGGCGCTTGACCGTCAGGCTGCGGCGCGCGGCGGGCTCATCTCTGGCTCCGCGCTTAAGGCCGCTCAACGGTATGGGCAGGATTTGGCGTCTCAGGAGTACCTGAACGCATTCAACCGCTTCCAGACCAACCGCACGAACCTTCTCAACCCGTTACAGGCTATTGCCGGCACCGGCCAGACCGCGACCAACACGCTGTCGCAGGCGGGCCAGAACATGGGCACCAACGTCAGCAACGCGATGGGCGCGAGCGGGCAGGCGCAGATTGCTGGCGTGACTGGTGCAGCGGACGCACGGGCGTCGGGCTACCTGGGCGCGCAGGAGGGCTGGAACAAGGCGATTAACAGCGCCCTGTCGCGCGGCACGACTCAAGACCAGCAGCTGCAGCGGGACTACATCAACGCGCTGATTCGGAACGCCGGTGGGAGGGCTGCCTAACATGCCGCTAGATCCAGTTCTCGTTCGTGGGCTGACGCCCATCTCGATGCCGCAGCCCGACCCGAACGCCGGGATGAACCAGCTTGGCGCCATCATGAAGATTCAAGGCTTGCAGAATGAGATGCAGGCCAATCAGTTGCAGGCGCAGAAGTATCAGCAGGATATTGCGACGGGGCAGGCGACCGAGCGCAAGGCCCGGCTGGAAAGCAAGATCAGCGCATTCCGCAACGGCGCCGCGCTAGCTGGCGAAGACCCCACCGCGCTGATGGGTCTGATCTCCACGGCCGCGCAAGACCCGGACATGGCAGAAGCGTTGGGCATCGGCCCGCAGCACGTTCAGTTCATCGGCAGTCAGTTGAACGACCCGGCGAAAGTCTCGATTCTTGCCCGGCGGATGCGCGGGATGACGGCTAAAGAAGAAGCCGACCTGACCAAACCATCCGACCGAGCGCAGACGCTTATTGATGCCGGGTATTCGCCTGGTACACCTGAGTTCCAAGAGGGGATGCGGCGGTTTGTGGAGCATGATTTGTATCGCGCTCCGACCGAGGCGGGGCAGCTTCCGGCGGATGTGCGGACGGCGCAATGGCTGTCTACCCAGCCGCCGGAAATACAAGCGTTGTACTTCAAATCCAAGCGCGGCGACGGCGCGCCAGACGCGAACGTGGTGGCGCGCACTGAAACCGACGACGACGGGACGGTGCATCAGTTCAACGCTTACGGGAAAGAAATTGCCACCTCCGCTGGCGCCGGCAAAACTAAAGGCGGCGGCCTCAAGACATTACCTAGCCCGGTCGCGCGCGCGGTGATGGAAAACGAGCATTCTCTGCGGTTAGCAAGAAACGCATTGACGCTGATACAGGGCGGCAAAGTAGGCGAGCAAGCTGGGTCTAAAGCCGCAACAGGTGTGAAAGGATTTTTGCCTGATGCGGCGCTGTCGCGTCTAGACCCCGAAGGCGTCCCAACCCGCGCGGCCATCGCGGATTTGGGCAGCATGATCATTCACGACCGCTCCGGCGCCGCCGTCACGGCGTCGGAATACCCGCGCTTAATGCCGTTTATTCCTAAAGCAAATGACGACCCGCCCGTTGTAGAGCAGAAACTGAAGCGTTTCATTCAGGTCTATGAAGACATGCAGCAGGACTTCCGAGACATGTATTCGGAAGACCAGGGGTATCAGTTCCCCGAACTGGGCAAAACGCCGACGGCCCCCGGCGCCGCGCCGCAGGAAGCCTCCCCCGCTGCTGGTCAAGGTGCGGCGGCGCCGGCTGGCGGCAAGAACCCGCCTCCGACTGAGGAAGATATTGCGTATACCGCCAAAAAATACAACATGTCGCCAGACGAGGTTCGCCGCCGATTGGGGATGCAGTGATGCCTAGAGATTTATTTGCTGAACAGCCCAGAGATCTTTTTGCATCATCGGCGCCAACGCCTTCAGAAGGCTACACGTCCTCGGCCGGCGATTATTTGACGGAAGCCGTCGGCGCGTTCGGGAACCTGGCGGACGGTTTCGTGCCGGGGCTTGGCAATGTAGGCACACGCCTAAACCGCCTTATTGGA